ATTATATCTCCATGGCAACAAGTCTTTGAAACCTTGTGCAAGTTGCTGAAGGAATGGATATGCCATGGCAAACTTTGCTGGTGCACGAGCAGTGTAAGATGTCGCACGACCATAAGGAATGCGAGGATAACGATCGAACCAACCAGCAATACCAGACATAACACCATTGGCATAGGTAGTTGGACATACATATGCTTTCTCGATTCGTCTTGCCTCAGTGATCATTTCAGATGTATCTAACTTACGAACTGTCTCAACCCACTCATTGAATACAAATCCGTCTCTCCTAACTGCTTGAATACCCCAAACATTATTTCTTGTTGATGGTTTATCAGTCTTACCCTCATGCTTGGCTTTGATAACATCAATTGGATCTCCATCCAAAGATGCTTTTGGATCCAAGAAGTATTCAATAATTTCTGATTCGTATTCAGTGACCCACTCACGATTGCCTAACTTCTCTGCTCTTGGACCTGCAGCCATTCCTCTGTTTTGAGTTTCAGTTGCAGCTTCACGGAGACCAATATACGCTTGGTCTTGTTGTTCTTTACTGAAGTAGTTCTTGCGAAACTTCAAAACAATTCGTCTTTCATCTGCACCAGTATCACAAGATGAACACTCTTGGTCACAATCAGCTTGAGTGGCTAGATCGCAGTTGGCTGGCATATAAACATCACAATCCTCTTCAATGAGGAAATCATAATGCGACTCATCTGGGAATTGTCCCAACATATGAGTCATATCAAGTTTCTGTTTTGCTACAATTACCTTTACCATATCTTTCTCCTAAAACTTAAATCCATCAAACGATTCTGCTTTTTGTCTGCGACCAAAATTACTTTTATCAAACATTGGTTCATCGTCATCATTCTTTCCTGAATCACTCAGCGTTTGTGCCGACGCTTCTACATCATACAGTTTCATCTTCGATCGATCAACTCCAATAACAAATCTCTTGTAAAGATTTAAATCATTATAGCGATTCTTCAACTGTTTAACAATAATCTGATTCAATCCTTCCAACTCTTCATTGCTGACCAAAGCAAACATAAAGTCAGCTGTCGCTGGCAAACCAAAAGATTCAGAGGTATCTTCAAGTCCTGGATCCGAGTTTGTGAATCCAGAACGAGTCGTTTGCGTTGCTGATACAATTGGTACATTATACTCAACTGCCAATCCTCTTAGCTCTTCTGCAATGCTCTTAATATATGTATAAGAGTTAATTGAGCCACCTTGCTTCATTCTCTGACTCGCACAAATATTGAGATAGTCAATGAAGATAATGTCAGGTTTAAACTCTCGTTTCAACTTTAGTTCTTCTAGCAAAGCACGGAAGTGACCAGAGTGAGCACCAGCAGTTGGATATTCTTTGACAATTAGTTTACCTTTAGTCTTAGCCGTAATCTTGGCAATACGACTTTCGTAGATATCTCTGTCAATAACTTTTAGTTCATCCATGGTTAGGTTAAGAAGGTTGGCATCAATCCTTTCAGCGATACGCTCTTCTGCCATTTCCATAGTTATGTATAAGACATTGTTTCCTTGGGTTAGACAACCAGCACCCACATGGCACATAAACAAAGACTTACCAACACCAGTGCCAGCAAGACAAATGTTAAGGGTTTTCTTTGATAGCCCACCCTTAGTGATTTTATTGAACATGTCAAGGTCGAATGCAATCTTCTCTTCCACCCTATGATAAAAATCATACCTCTCGTTGTGGTCATCAAGGTAGTCATGACCAATATGATTATCAAATGAAACGGCAAGAGCATCAGAAAGAATAGATGGTATAGCATCTTGCGTGTGTTGTTTGTCGTTGCCGTCAATGATTCTGATTGCCGAGAGAACTCCATTATAAATTGCCCTATCTTTACAAAACTTTTCAGTATGTTCCAACATCCAGTCTGCATTGACTGGTTCCTGACTCAATGTGCCGATGAAGTTGCCAAGTTCAGACAACTCTTTATCGTTGAGATCTTTTCTATTACTAACTTCAATCTGCAGGATTTCTTTGGATGCTGGTTTGTTATACTTCGTGAAGAAAGAAACAATCTCTTCTGCAAGAATCACTTCTTTGCGTTCTGAAAAATATTCTTTTTTGATAAATGGGATTACTTTACGACAATAATTCTCATCAAATATCAGATTGCTCAGAATTTTTTGTTCTATTCGCATCAATTTCTGTTCCGCCTGTATATGTTAAATTATTTTCTACCACACCCTGATGCAGTAATTCTTGTAGTATATCACCTATGTATGATTCAAAAGGTTTGAAGTCTGTCATACCTTTATCAGCATTCTCAAGTATCTCATACTCAAATTTTAAATGCAAGGAGTCATTCGTTTCATCTGGATCGAATGATACCTTTCCGTATGTATAGATTATACCATCAAACGCACCTTCAGTCAACTTAATTGCTTGAAGTCCACTGTGTTTGTGTTCAAGAACTTGGTATCTAAAATTACTCATCGAACTCTAATTCCTCTAATGCTTTATCCAGTTCGTCTTCTTGCATCATCTGTCCACCCTGACCAATTGAATACTTACTCTTTACAAAATCATAGAATGATTTGCTTGTAAGAATTGATAACCAGAAGTCTTTATCATCAGTTTCTTTGACACGATATTTCTTGGATTCTACTTCACCAGTATCTGGGTCACACTTGGAATACCAACCATTACTTGGTTTGACCACATGCTTGGACTCAAGAGCAAGGTCAAGCAAACCGCTCCACTTACTGAGACCACCATCAAAAGATACGCTAACAGGTATCTTAGATTTTTCTTTAACATAACGACTCTTCTCTACGTTGATAATAAAATTGTATCCTACGATTTCAGTGCCTTCTTTTTCTTGCTGGCGACCAAGAATGTAAACATTATCTGCTGAATACATCGCACCAGTACCACCACCAACGATGGCTTTCGGAAACATTCCGATCTCCATATATGTATGGTTCACTACAACAAGTGGAATATCTTTCAGGTTCAGATGTGGAGTTACCATACGGAACAATGACTTCATCTGTTTTGCTCTTGACATATCTGCAACAGACTTGCCTTCCATGGCATCTTCAACTTCTTTCTTGGAAGCCAGATTACCAATAGAGTCAATAACAATAATCAAATGATCACCACGCTCTACGTTAGACAACTGTTGCATGATGTCAAACTTCAATTGTTCTACATCAGTGAGTGGAGTATGAACAACTCTCTTTGTATCAATACCAAATGTATCAAAGTAAGACTGCGGAGTACCGAACTCAGAGTCATAGAACAACAACGCTGCATCTTCATACTTGTCCATGTAGGACTTTGCCATTAGCAATGAGAACGCAGTCTTAAAGTGTTTGCTTGGACCAGCCCACATTGTAATTCCTGGAGTGAGTCCACCATCAAGACGACCAGATAAAGCCACATTGATGATTGGAACAGAAGTAGGAATCATATCCTTCTTCTTAAAGAACTTTGATTCAGATAGAATCGCAGAGTCTTTGATAGTTGAGTTCTTTTTAATTTTTTCTAGTATGCTTGCCATATTAACCTTTCAGGAATTCTAGTAATTTCTCTTCCGTAACCATGCCAACTTGTCGTCTGATTTCTCTTCCTGTGTCATCAACTAAAACCATAGTTGGAACAGATCGAACTTTATATTCTTGAGCCATCATCATCTCATTATCAATATCATATTCCTCAATTGGAATATCAATCTTATCTTGTGCACCATTGATGATCATTGTAAGTCCTTTGCATGGACCACACCAATCAGCATAAAATTTTAATACCTTCATTTATATCTCCTATTATACAATAACTTTTGTTGTAAGGCAACTATGGATTGTTCTTGGAATGTGGAATATCAAACACAAATGTAATGCGAACTACATCACCAACATTCTTAGTTCCATGCGACAGTTTATTATTAAACCATATTAGATCACCTGCATCGATCTTTACAGATTCTCCACCAACAGTGTAAACATATGAACCTTGTATTGCAAGATGGTATCTGTCTCTTGTAAGATAATAATCTCCGATGTCGATATGTTGACCAACTTCTCCACCAACTGGCAAAGAAAGGAATCCACATCTATCAAATTTCTTAAAGTTGCGTTTTAAGAATCCTACAATCTCTGTATGTCTACTATACGCTGGTGTTTCTACAGATACTTCGCTGTCACCTACATATTGATTTAGGTCTTTTACAGCACCGAGTTTTAATTGAAGAACACCTGCTTGTACTGCAGGGAATCCATACTCATTAACTAAATCATGCACACCTTCAATGTCTTTCTGAGCACCCCAGTCAGCTGGGTATTTCTGTAGCTGTTTAAGTATCTTAGAAACATTGATACCTTTTTTGATAACTCTAATGTTAGCCAAAGAAATCCTCCAATGAACTTTCTTCTTGAGTCTTCCAGCCTAGTGGTTCAATGACAATCTGTAATGCATCGAGGAATACCTTCTCAAACATCTTGTCATAATCTATGTATGATTCTAATTTAAACTCTTTTGGTAACACCTGTGGGAATGCAATCACATCTTCCTGCAGCGGATTCGGAGTCCGCATGTACACAAACTTAATCTTATCTCCATCACGGATTGGTTGATACTTCTTGTCAACACCCATACGTTTACAATGATGATTAAACAACAATGCGCCACGAACATGGATTGGTGTACCCTTGGTATAAATCGGAGAGCCAGTATACTGCTTCAATCCATTTATACCTCTAGGGAAAGCAATCTCTTGAGTGGGTAATTTGTCAAACTCTTTTCTAAACTCCATAACATATGTATGTAGATCTTTTTCATCCCCTGCGAGAATAACCTGAAGTGATTCACGCAACTTTCCACGAATAATCGCAGGTGTAGATGACTTAACCATCTCCAGACCCATAACTTTGATCTTAGGTTTCGCAAACTGAACTCCCTCTGAGTTGTGCACATTAATGATATATCGTTTCTTTGCAGTCCAGATGGCTTTGTCTGCAAGAACTTCTCGCTTCATGACCATCTTCTGACTATACGCATTCATATAATCTGATAGTTCGGTGTAGCCCTGATCAATGAATGGCTGGAAAACCTCTTCACATATTTTATCCATGTACTTGATTTTCTGCTCAGTGTTTTTACCTTCGCAGACTTTCTCGATGAGGTGTTCGAGTGTAAGATAAATCGAGTCAGTGTCAATCGCAATCACAAAGTCTTGTCCCTCTGTCTTGAGAGTTTTGTTAAGGAATGCATTCAACTTGTTTGCCATCCAACGAATGGACAACTGACCACTTGTCGTAATACCTTCTGCCATACGAATATCAAAGTAGCGAAAGTATTGATTACCCATTGCACCATAAGCAGAGTTGAGAGCAATCTTCATTGCCATCTGTAGGTTGTTGAGTCGGCTAATATCTTTTAGCAGATGAACTTTAGTCTTATCGTTTTGATATTCCTGTTCAATCTTTAACATCTGTTTCTTAAACTTGGAACGATTGATATACATCTCCTCCATCAACTCAGGCATAAACCCTTTGATGTCTTTGCGATACGTCCAACCATTTGCAGTCAACGCCAGATCTCTACGCTTACAATACTCAGTATCAATCTCTTTGTTGAGTAGCTTGTCAACAGTGACAGAAATCTTTTCGCTT